CAGAACAAACAACTTGCTTGCTGGGAACACTCCATCTAGAAGAGTTAAAATAACTTCTTGTTCTTCCGAATCATAAACCTTTTCAAACTCATCGAACAGAACCATACACTCTTGTGAAATGTCCTGCATAAACTTATTGAACTTATCACCGGTCCATGGCGCATTTATGATGATCGTAGGAATGTCAAGAACTGCACATTCAATAGATAACTGACGAGCTAGTAGTGTCTTGCCTGAACCTTTCTCACCGTTCAACAGTACACCGGTTGAAGTGCCACGGTCACGATACGTATTAATGATACGACCAGCATGGCGAGTAGTGTTACCATACAACTTCTTTAGCGGCTTAAAGCTATCAACAATTTCAAGGTAAAGAGGTCCACCCATTGGGCGTTCCTTGACAATGTAGTTGCCAACTGGAAGTACATCGCGAATGTCTAGAGCTGCGTCTGCCGCTACGTCAAATTGATTGCCAGTACGAATAAAGTAAGTCATAATGTAAATGTTGTTTATACGAGCAATTATACCATCAATATGAATTAATGTACAGGGCTTTTAGATTCACCAAAGATGTATTCTTCCATACGTTGCTTTGTGAGTTCTTCGTTTTTCATACCACAATCAAAGCAAATTTGCTCATACTTAGGTCCATAAGGACGGCATTCATCTTCAGCTCCACATAGTTCACAGATCTGATCTTCTTCAGGTGCAATAAATCCTAGTCCACTCATTATATTTCTTTCATAGCTTGTTCATATAGATCGTGGTCAATAGTCCAACCACGCTTAGTGTATTTGTCTATTCGTCTAAATTTTGCTGGTTCTCCTTTAAGATTGACAAACAGACGTTTAGTGGCTATGGCGTCGTATTGATCTTTAGAGATAAACAGCTTTTGTGTTTTTATATCAAACCAAGGCATGCAGTGTACGAAGTCAAACTTTAGTCTACATTGATCTGCAGTACCAAGATAGATGAACTGCAGATCACCTTTCAACGTAACAGCGTTGTTAGTGATCATATGCGTTTTAGCTGGAGGGATTGGATTAGTTACATCTTCAATATCGTAAGACTTCATTTCTTTGATATCATTCTTCATTGATTCAAGGATGTAGGTCTTAAGAGTGTCTAAAGATACTTGATCTTTAGCATATAGATCAATGTCGTTGATCTTCTCGCTATGAAAGCAAGATGCTATAGCTCCACCAGTAATGATGCAGTTCTCACGGATTTGAGCTTGAAATAGATTGTCTGATATTGCAGACATCTTAACTGAGAACTGCGCAGTCAATTCTGACTTGAGTCTCAGGATCTTTGTTTTTTCAGAGGTGGTAAATGTCATAGTTAATTATACATTAACCACGAATTAATGTATACCACTCTATAGAAATATCATTGGCGATGGTGCTCATGCCTTGGACGTTGCAAAATAGGGTCTATGTCATCAACTGATTGTATGCTATCGTCTAATTTTAGTTCAATGTTCTGCATCTTTGGTTGTATAAAAGATTTAGCTTGAGGCATAGATTGATTGACAGCGATAAACATTAGAACAGCAAGAGGGTCAAAGACAAACACCAACATTAGAATGATAACTCTAACAGCTTTTTCTAATGTGGTGCTATCTTGAACGTCATCATAAATTAATGCTGCGATGTATTTGATTGGACCGACTTCGGCTTCGACTTTACGAAGTTCCGACGCTTTTGGGGCTCGTTCTTCGTTGAGTCTGGTGATTTCTTTTTGGCTGGTGCCGATTTCTTCGATAAGTCGGGTTCGCTCTTTGGTTTGACTTCTTCTAATAGAACTGGAACTAAGGGCTCCGGCGGTGTCAGTACTCCGATCGAGGGTTGCGTTGACTTGTGCATCCAATTGAGTAAGCGTTTTACGAGCTGCATTTATGTTTTCCTTTTGAGTAATGATTTTTTCATCAAGCAGCGCAACTTGTGCAGATGCGTCACCGGATGACATGCCTTGTTCTAAGTGAGCCTTAGATAGGTATCCAAATATTCCCATGCTAGTTATAAGCATAAGCACTATAATCGCCGTAATAAAGTAAGCCTTTAGTAACCTCGGCGTTTCTTTCCAGTTCCTATAAAGCCATGATGTTACGACTAATTTAGCAACTTCTAGAACTCCACCCATAATCGCAATAGACGTCACTGCGCCTGAAAAGATTGCGATTAATCCCATGATTGAATAATAAGCGGCGACGCTTGATAAAGCTATGGCCGACAAAAATAACATGTACGTCATATTTTTCCTATGATATGAGAGCCGTGGACCCTCACTGATATCTGTCCATTATAGTACTCGTTAGATTCAAGTACGCGCCGAGCAAATTGCTCTCTAGCTTCAATGTATGAACATTCAGCTTTAGACTTGCAATAGAATAGAATTTCTCTAGTGAAGTTATCTTCACCGTGCAATTCTATATCTTTGCTTAGTTCTACGCTAGAACCATAGTATGTCATCCAATCAGAGTCAATCTTTGATCTGATCTTCTTTTTCTTTTTAGTGCCATTTTTTAAGACCACAGTTTTATATGTGGTCTTAGAAAACTTTGCTAATTTTTTACCAATGTACATTCTACCTGTAGTATTGCAAGTGATAAGATAAACAAATCCTACACAATCTTCAGGTAAACTCTCTACCACTTTCTTTTGAAAAACCCACATTACGAATACCATTAGTTGTAATGGTATATTTATCTGTTCCACTTGGACCACAAGTTACAGTGTAAGGAGGCTCCCATCCACGCACACCGGGTGGATAGTATAGCGGAGGATATTTATTCACGTCCTGTTTGCCAATTGTGATAGTAGAAGGCGTATCTTGTTTAAGCGCCATATCATGAACGCCAGTTTTAACTTCTTCGAATGTTCCATCGTTGTAATAAACAATTATCTTGTCAATCTTCTTCGTCGTCATATTTTTCATCCTCAGTTATATCAGCTGCACAAACCGGGCAGCAAGCGATTGAAGACTTTTCATGTTCTTCACTCTTTAATATAATTTTACCAAAAGCACCACACTCTGAGCACTCGAATAATCTACTAGCTGTCATTATGCGGCCTTTCCCCATACGTCATTCCAGGTGCCACCAAGTGCGCCTTTAGCGTAATCAGTGACTCTATTTTCAAAGAAGTTTCCATGAATAGGTGCATTGATCATTTCTTCAACCCACGGTAATGGATTCTTCTTAACCTTAAAGATACCTTTTAGTCCAAGACTAATTAAGCGACGATCAGCGATATAGCGAATGTAGGTCTTAACATCAACAGAAGTTAAATTCTGCATACCACCAAGAGCAAACGCTAGATCAATAAACTTATCTTCAAGTTCCACCATGCGTTCAGCGATGGTGTAAAGTTCCCCTTTAAGTTGGTCATTCCAAATCTCAGAGTTCTCCTTTATATATTCACGGAAAAGCTTAATCATTCCTTCTGTATGCATTGTTTCGTCAACAATAGACCATGTAACGATTTGTCCCATACCTTTCATCTTGCCATGACGAGGAAAGTTCAACAGCATAATGAATGAGGAGAATAGTTGCATACCCTCGGTAAATGCTGAAAACACTGCAATGTGTTTAGCGGTATTTTCCTTAGTAGTATTCTGAGCTGATAAATCAAGCACATAATCATGCTTTTCTTTCATCTCTGCATACTCAAGGAATTCATTATATGTAGTATCAGGTAGACCAAGTGTTTCAATCAAATGAGAGTACGCAGCAATGTGTAGTGCTTCGCGTGCTGCAAATCCAAGCAACATCATGCGTACTTCTGGTTGAGGGAAATATGGAAGATAGTTCTTAACATATCCACCAGCAACGTCAACGTCACCTTGAGTAAAGAATCTAAAGATGTGAGTTAGGAATTGCTTCTCTGGAATACTTAGTTTCTTTTTCCAGTCTTTTACATCCTCTGCCATTGGTACTTCTGTGTGAAGCCAATGCGATTGTTCGTGTTTAAGCCATGCGTCATATGCCCAAGGGTAGTTAAACGGTTTGAATGAATTACGGTCAGACAATAGATTGCTTTGATTTTTTGCCATTAGTTGCACCAACTTCCTTTCGCTTCTCCGTGATACTCACGGGCGTTGCCACTTTGAATTAACATAGTAGATAAACTCTTACCATCTAGGTGAACATCACCTAGAATTCGTCCACCATACTTGTCCCATCCATCAATGGATACCTTAATAGACTTTGCTGCAGCAACTGCGTCTTTAGTAAACTTACTAGCCTTTTGAGCTAACTCGTCTTCTTTCTCACATTTGTTGCGCGGCTTCTTTTCTGGAGTATCGACTCCGTTAATACGTACTGATAAGAATGGTTTAAGCTCAGAAGGAAGGAATCCAACTTGAAACTTAATTGTATCTCCATCAAGTACTTTTTCAACTTTCCAGTCATATAGTTTTGATTCTACTTTATCTGCAGCAAATACAATAGAGCATGCCGATAGTGATAGAACTGTTAGTAGTTTAAATAGTTTCATATTCTACAAAGTCCTTTAATTGTTGTGATGACATTACGCCAGTTACGCGTTTTATTTCGTGTCCACTTTCTAACATAATCATTGTTGGTACTGATCTAATACCATATTTAGCAGCTAATTCAATTTTGTCGTCAATGTCAATTTCTGTGATTACAACACCAAGATCTCCTGAACTTTTAATTACATTAGATAATGTCTTACATGGTGCACACCATGATGCACTAAATTTTAATACTTCTTTCATATACTACCCTTCACAAGCAATACAATCATTACCTTCTGCAATAGATCGCATGTCTAATTCTTTAATGATTTCACGTTCTACTTTCTTAGATACCTTATCTGCTTTACCAATCTTTTCAGAGCGGCAATAGTAAAGAGTCTTAAGTTTCTTTTTCCATGCAAGAAAGTGTACTGCATGGATATACTTAATGCTACTGTCTGGTCTAAAGAACACATTAATAGACTGTGCTTGATCAATGAATTCCTGACGATCAGCAGCGTGTTCAATAACCCAACGTTGATCAATCTCCATAGAGGTCTTAAAGACTTCTTTTTCCTGCTCAGTCAATACACTTAAATGCTGAACTGATCCGTCATTGGCCATGATACTTGACCACACTTCTTGCATCTCGCTATCTTTAAGCTTAGTACGCAATAACACATCAAGGAATCGATTCTTATTTAGGTGAGAACCAGAAAGAGTATCTTGACGATAAGCATTGGCACGATAAGGTTCAACAGAAGGACTAGTGTTGCCCATAAGAATGGAAGAAGAAGCATTGGGAGCAATAGCCATAAGATGACTAAAGCGATTACCAGTGCCTTTAGCGTCAGGCGCTTCACCTCGTTCAGATCCCAGACTTTGATTAGCTTCATCTAATTTACTCCGAATTGTTTTAAACATTCGTATGTTTAGTGATTTTGCTACTACGCTTTCCCAGGCAATGTTGTTTCGTTGTAGATAAGCATGCCAACCCAAAGCACCGATACCAATGCTGCGCTCACGTACGGCAGAATACCTTGCACGCTCAATGGTGGTAGGAGCATTAAGAATGAAATACTCGAGAACATTATCAAGCATTTCAGCGATATCACGAAGAAAGTGAACATTTTCTCTCCATTCATCATAGTACTCCAAGTTTAGTGAGGATAAACA